AATTATTAAAGACGCAATTTAGATTTTATTAACGATGGCAGAGCCGTCAACCACAACCCAGAGGGTTATATGTCAGAAGAATTAAGTATTGCAGAGCAAATTAAAGCCGCAGTTGATGAAGCAACAAGCGGACTTGCAAAGAAAAACGGTGAACTTTTAGCAGAGCTGAAAGAGGCACGAAAAGGAAAGCAAATAGATCCAGCGGAATTGGATAAACTACAAAATAAAATTGATGAGTTAGAAAACAATCTAACGGCATCACAAAAAACAATCAAAGATCAGCAAAAAGCATTTGAGCAAACTAAAGCCGCATTAGATTCAGAAAGTGGCTTTACATCTAAATTGCTTTTAGATAATGGATTGACAGACGCATTAGTTAAGGCTGGTGTTGCTACGCCATTTTTACCTGCGGTCAAAGCTATGTTATCATCACAGGCGAAAATCGCTATTGATGGCGACACACGCAAGGCAGTTATAGGCGACAAAGATTTAAGCGCGTTCGTAACAGAATGGGCGACCAGTGATGACGGCAAACATTATATTGCAGCACCACAGAATAACGGTGGTGGCGCAAATGGTGGAAGTGGTAGCACTGGACAACAAGTTGTAAGCCGTTCAACGTTTGACAATATGTCACACCCAGAGCGGGCAAGTTTTGCAAAAAGTGGCGGCAAAGTTACAGAGTCTTAATTCCTGTTTTCGATTGCCGTCTAATATTTATTTTTATTTTAGAAGGCAATCAAGATGGCAAATGTATTAAATTCGTTAGCAGCAGACATTTACAAAGCGGCAGATGTAGTTGGTCGTGAATTAGTTGGTTTTATCCCTTCATCTACCATCAATGGTGATGCAACAATCCGCGCTGCAAAAGGCGACACAATCCGTGCGGCATTCACTCGCACACCAAGCGTTAACACTTCATTTGCACCTTCAATGACAATTCCTGAAGGTACAGATCAAACCGTTGACAACAAAACAATGACGCTTGATTCTTACGCTTCGGTTCAGATTCCGTGGACTGGCGAAGATATTAAACACGTCAATAATGGTGCAGGCTATGAAACCATTTATGGCGATCAAATTGCGCAAGCAATCCGTGCATTATGCAACAAAATTGAACAAGATTTATTCTCAGCTGCTTACAAAGGCGCATCACGCGCTGTTGGTTCAGCTGGCACTACACCATTCGCGTCTAACTTCGACACTATTGCGCAAGTGCGTCAAATCTTAGTTGATAACGGCTGTCCTACTGATAATCAAATTTCATTGATTATGAACACAGCGGCTGGCGTTAAATTGCGCAACCTTGCAGCACTTCAACAAGTTAACACTTCAGGCAATGAAGCGTTACTCCGCCAAGGTACTTTGCTTGATTTGCAAGGCATCATGATTAAAGAATCGGCTGGTATTACTACGCACACAAAAGGCGGTGGTACTTCTTACGTTACTTCTGGCTCAACTGCTGTTGGTGTTACTGATATTGCATTGGTGACAGGCACAGGCACAGTATTAGCAGGTGACGTTGTAACATTTGCGGCAGATACTGCAAACAAATATGTTGTTGGAACAGGCGTTACTGCTGCTGGTACTATTTCATTAAATGCTCCAGGCGCACAAAAAGTCATTGCTACAGCAAACGCTTTAACAGTTGGCGACTCTTACACACCAAGTGTTGCGTTTCACAAATCAGCGGTTGAGTTAGGCATGCGCCCACCTGCTATGCCAAACGGTGGCGATTCTGCTGTTGACGTGATGACAGTACAAGACCCAACAAGCGGTTTAGTATTTGAAATTGCAGTTTATAAAGGTTATATGAAAACTATGCTTGAAGTTCGTTGCTTATATGGCGTAAAAGTATGGAAACCAAACCACGTTGCGACGTTGCTAGGTTAATTTTTCTAGGGGGTTCGCGTTCGTTCCTGTTCGCGTTCTCCCGCCTTTATTTATGGCGGACTTATGAAGCATTACGTTTGCAAAATAGCAACAAAACCAACTACAGTCACAGCGGGTACGGTTTATCAGGCGTTTGTTAATACCGATGAAACGTCACTGCGTATAACAAAAATGCACATTCAGCTAGATAGCGCAGACGCGGGCGGCAATGGTAATTCAGTTTATGGGTTTGCTCGCATTAAAGGCACACCAACGAGCGGCACAACGTTAACCGTAACAAAGTACGATAATCAAAACGAGCCTAGCAAAATGCTATGCTTACGCAATCAAGCTGGTTTAGATATGACAGGCGTGACGCAAGAGCCTTATTTTTTGGAACGCTCAGTTATTTCTAAATTTACTGGAAATGCGTCAACTATTGAGTTTGACAATAATGGCGAAGGTTTTATATTGGCAAAAAATGAAGGTTTAATTATTTTTGCTGATAACCAAGTTGTTTCTGGCAGCGGAATTTACGGCATGATTGAATGGATGGAGGATTAAAATGGCGTTAATCGTTGAGGACGGTACTGGACTTGCAAACGCTGAAAGCTATGTATCAGTTGCAGACGCGACAGCCTACCATGCAAATATTGGCAACACAGCGTGGGCGGCAATTACAAGCGATGCAACAAAAGAGCAATTATTGCGCAAAGCCACAGATTACATGGTGGCTCAATATCGTTTGCAATATGCGGGTTATCGTAGATATTCAACCCAATCGCTTGATTGGCCGCGCTTATACGTTCCATTAATTGATTCATTATCGGCTAACGTATTTCCTCAATATGTCGATTTTGACATTGTGCCAACTACTGTAAAAAATGCGTGTGCTGAATTAGCATTGAAATCTTACACAGCAATTTTAATGCAGGATTTAACACAAGGCGTGATTCGTGAAAAAGTAGACGTTATCGAGGTGGAATATGATAAATATTCACCACAGCAAACACGCTATGCTCAAATTGACGCCATGTTATCCGTGTTTTTTAAACAACAAGGCAATGATATGTCTAGATCGCTGGTAAGAACATGACACTTGACGCTCGCGCTCGCTCTACAGCAGATAAATTGCTTGATAAGTTTGGCAAATCAATCACGCTAACGTCTATTGTTGAGGGAACTTATGACCCAACAACGGGTGAGTTATCGGGCGGAACAACAACATCAACCAATCACACTGCCGTTATCAAAGATTATAACGGGATTGATTTTATTAGCGGTGTAGTGCAAGCGGGCGACAGAAAGGTAATGATTGCGGCATTAGGTGCACCAACTCCACAGCCAGCCGATAAAGTAACCGTTGATAGTGAAGTTTATCAAGTGGTGGCGGTTCGTCATATATGGTCGGGTGAATTACCCGCGCTTTATGAAATGCAGGTGAGAAAATGACAGGTTCAATGTCGCAAATTGTGGCGCGTGTTAACGGTCGCATTGACGACAAAATACGCGCGGCAACCAGTGAAGTATTTTCAAACATTATCCAAATGACACCAGTTGATACTGGACGCGCTCGCGGAAATTGGCAATGCACAATAGGTGCGCCTTTTACGGGAGAAGATGACACAGGCAATGTTTTAAAGATGCAAAACACATTGCCAAGACGAGCAGGAAGTATTGTTTATCTGACAAACAACGTGCCATATATTCAAAAATTAGAATATGACGCGCACAGCAGGCAAGCACCAAACGGCATGGTTCGCATATCTGTTGCATTATTTGAAGGAGCTTTAAATGGCACTAGTTGAGATCCGTACCGCATTAGAAACAAAACTCAATGCGCTAACGCCTACGATTGCGACAGCGTGGGAAAACGTACCTTTTACGCCAGTCGTTGGCACAGCATATCAGCAAGTTAATTTAATGATTGCAGATACGCTTAATCCAACATTAGGCGGCAATCATTATCGCGTAAAAGGATTTATGCAGGTAATGTTATGTTATCAAGCTAACGTAGGCGCAAAAACAGCAGCAACCCGCGTTGATTTACTGGTTAATCATTTTAAACGCGGTACAAGTTTAACAAACGGCAGTGTAACTGTTATTATTGACAAGACACCATCAATTGCACCGG